ATATTTGGAAATGAAAAAAATAAATTAGTTATACAATCGATCGGAATAGTAACATTAGAATTTCTATTAAAAAATTTTGAAGAATTGTTCTCATATGAATACACAAAAACCATGGAGGAACAATTAGATATAATATCATCAAATAATATTGACAAACCAGAATGGTCATCTATATGTAAAGAATGTTACGATGAAATAAAACGATTATCTGGTCCGATTAAAAACATAAAAAAGCAATCGTATCCATTAATAGAAGACGGATATGAATATATATTTGAACGTTTTGGACCAGCGATAAAACATACGTTACAAGATGGAAAAGTAGAATATTTATCAGCAAAAAAAGATCAAGAAATAGATTTAGAAAAATTAAAAAACAAAGAATATGCGGTTAACGATGTATTAGAAATAAAAAATAGTTGTTTAGGTAAATATGATGGAGAAGATATATTTATAAAAACAGGACGTTATGGACCCTATGTAGAATATGGAAAAGATCCAACAAAAAGAGAAAGTATAAAAGAGATAGAAAAACCATTAGATGAAATAACATTAGCAGATATAATAGAATATTTAGGAAACAAAAAAGATACAAACGAAAAAACATCGCTCAGGGTTTTGAATAGTGTTATGTCCATAAAAAAAGGTAAATATGGGCCTTATGTATATTATAAACGACCTGACATGAAAAAACCCGAATTTTTAAATATAAAAAAATTTCCAGAAGGTTTCTTAACATGTGAAATAACAACTATCGTAAACTGGCTATGTGAAAAATATAAATTACCAGATCCGAATTGATAAAAAATAGATATATATATATTAGAATGACAGAATCTATCGGAATATTAAATTATCTAGCATTTTTTATATTATATGTTATTTGTTTCGTATTTATTTATAAAAAAAATACTGAATATATTGGGTTTACAGTATTATTGGTAATAAGCATAGCGATCATGTTATATACAACCAGTCAATTAATGGATATTTTTCAAAGATCAAAGTTTTTGGTTGAAATGATAGCAAGTTTTTCAATAATAGTTGGTATAGTATTTCATATAGTTGTTATAATATTTATATTGATAGTTGCAAATAATTTAAATTCAAAAAATATAAAGAAATATGGAACTCCATTCATTTTGCCTGAAAAATATAAAAAAAAATTAGAGTTGATCAAAAGATTAATGATATCATCATTTTGTTTAGGATCTGTAATTTTATTTGTAATATTCAATTACAATGAATATTTGAAACAAAATTTTTTATTAATTATTACAAAACCAGAATTTAAAAAAATATTCGACAGTAAAACATTATTTCTAACATTAGCAGCATCGTTAGCATTAATAGGTATATCTGCATATCAAATTTATGAAGGTGATAGTTTTTCGAAATTATCAAGACAACAATTAATGGACAAACAAAAATGATAAAAAACTCGTATAAAAACATATATATTGTTCTCTATAGATTATAGAAAACAATAATGAAATATTATGAAACACATTTCGAAGAATATATATCATCAGTAGAAAATTACAATATACATCCAGAATTAAAAAAAAAATATGATTTATTACCAGACAAAATAAGTAAATTAGAAAATATGATCATATATGGACCATCTGGAATTGGAAAATATTCTCAGGTGTTGTATTTGTTGAAAAAATATAGTAATAACGAATTGAAATATGAAAAGAAAATAACAGCAATAACAGAAAAACAGAATTACACATACAAGCTAAGTGATATTCATTATGAAATTGATATGTCGTTACTAGGATGTAACTCTAAGATATTATGGCATGAAATATTTTTTCAAATAGTGGATATTGTATCAGTTAAACAAGAAAAAATAGGAATTATTATGTGTAAAAACTTCCATTTGATACATACTGAATTATTAGAGACTTTTTATAGTTACATGCAACAATATAACCATTCACAATCAAATATACAAATAAAATTTTTCATAATAACAGAACATATAAGCTTTATGCCAACATCAATAATAAATGCATCTCAAGTAATAAATATAGGAAGGCCTTGTAAACAGCATTATAAAAAAATAACAAATCGCAGCAATGTCAACAATGATTTTATCAATAGAATAACAAATTACAAAAATAATAAAACAATAGAAAACCCTATATATAATAATATAGGATTAGATGGAATAATGAACATAAAAGATACGAGGTATTTTGAATTCATAAACAATACAGAGGAATTGCCAAAGGAGGTTTTCAATATTGTATGTGATAATATTATTCAAGAGATCGAATCTTCAAAAAAAATAAATTTCACTGACTTTCGTGATACACTATATGATATATTAACATATAATTTAGATACAGTAGAATGTTTATCGTATATAATAGAATATTTTATCGAGAACAATAAAATAAATGGAAAAGACATTTCAGACATACTAGAAAAATCATATGTATTTTTAAAATATTACAATAATAATTATCGTCCGATATACCATTTAGAGAGTATTATGTTTTATATAATAAATAAACTACATAAATATGATGAATTATAAAAAAGCATGTAATGTTCTCGAAATAGATAAAAAAGACTTTGAAAAGAATGAAAAAGCCAAAAAAATAATCAAAAAAAAATATAGAATGTTAGCTCTTAAGTATCATCCTGATAAAAATAATAGTACAGATGCAGGAGAAAAGTTTCAAGAAATACATGAAGCATATGAATATTTAATGAAGTGTAATAATACGTTTTTTGATTCTATTGATAGTGATTCGGAAGATGATGATATATCAGATAAAAATTCATATAGTTGGGTTCTTTATTCTTTTTTGAAAAATGTTCTCCAAAAAGAATCATATAATAATTTATTTTATACTATAATCCAACGTTTATCTACCACTTGTGAAAAAAAGGCTTTGGAAACATTGGAAAAAATAGATAAAAAAACTCTTATAAAAATACACGAAATAATGAATATACATAGGGACGTTCTCCATTTCGACGATTTTTTTTATGAAAAGATAGATGAAATAATAAAAAATAAAATAAAAAATGACGAATGTATAATTTTGAATCCGGTATTAAATGATCTATTTGAGAACAATTTGTATAAATTGAATATAAATGAAAAAATATACATAATTCCGTTATGGCATCATGAATTAGTATATGATAATGCAGGATGTGATATTTATGTAAAATGTAATCCAATGTTACCAGAAAACATAGAAATAGACAGTAATAATAATATACATGTAACATTAAAATACAATATACCTGAATTATTAGAAGTGGAAAAGATTGACATAGGAATATGTAAAAATCCTATATATTTATATCCTAGTCAATTAAAAATAACAAAATCACAAACAATAATATTGAGAGAACAAGGAATATCAAAAATAAATCAAAATGATATATATGAAATAACAAAAAAGAGTGATATTTATTTGAATATAGTTATTACATCGTGAATAAAAAGAAACATTATTATAATATAATATTATAATAATGGAAAAACCAGATAAATCAAATCAAAATTGTTGTTTTTATTCTAGTACAATATTTTTAGTAAATTCGATAATGGCATTTTATTTTGATTATTATTTGTATTCTTTATTTTTTTTTATGTTAGTTATAACATCATTAGTAGTGCATTATAATAATAATATTTATACAAATATAATAGATAAAATTTCGATATTGTTTATAGTATTTTATGGTGGATGGCTATTTTATAAAAAATGTTTATTGCCGATAGATATAAAGCGAGTGGGTTTAATGATTACCATAGTATCTAGTTTTTTGATAACGATATATTTATATTTATTTGGTTATATAAATCGACAATATTGTTTTTGTAGTGATATAAATTTAGCGAACCAATATCATTCATTATTACATATGATATCATCAATTGGACATAATCTTATTATTTTCATGTAAAAAAATATAAACATAGTATAATAAAATATTTAATGAAGTTATTTGTTTTTTTTATTATTGGTTTTGTAAATACAGTAGCAATCGCATTTTTTATAAATTTTCCATTTGGACCAAAATTCAATATAAAAGATAAAGAAATAACAAAAAAAATAAATTATGGATCATTAACACCAGGTCAAAAAAATATAATAAATAACATAAACGGTTTCTATGGTTTAATAGGGCCGGATATAAACATGGATTCAGTAACAAATATTTTCGATTTATTTACAGCAGATGGTCTTATTCAAGGAGTATTTTTCGATAATGGTGAAATAACATATACAAAACATTTTATAAGAACAGATAAACTGAACTACGAAGAACAAAATGGTAGAATACCAAACAATCGATTTTTAAAATTGATATTTGAAATATTCAGTACAGTAAATCTATTACCATCTCTATTAGGAGTATCAAATACCGCATTATTGAATATTAACGATAACACATATGCATTATATGAACGAGACGTTCCATACAAATTAAACATTGATTTTGAAAATAAACAAATAAAAACAATAAAAAAATTTCCTATCGAGAACATCATGCATTTTTCAGCGCATTCAAAGTCTAAAAACAATAGTGTTGAAACAATCGATTATGATATATTTAAAAATACTGTATCATATTACGAGTTAAATAATAACTTGAAAATAATAAAACACAAAAAAATTCCTACCAGATATCTACCTATTATTCATGATTTTTGGAGTTCTCAAAACAAAATAATTTTTTTTGATTCACCACTTACTATCGATTTAAAAAAGATATTTATAACACCGATGCCTGTTAAATTAGATGAAACCAAGAACACCATTATCAATATATTAGATAAAGATACTATGAAAATCGATCGATATTATCTGAATGAAAGTTTATATATGTTTCATTATGCAAATTATAAAGAGACTGCTACAAATATAGAAATATATACTACATTTTATGATAAAATAGATTTTAATGAACTAAACATAACTGGAAAATATAGAAAAATAGTAATAGACAAAGATACAAAAGAAGTTCAAATAGAAAAATATGAAGAACTAGAAGAACTCAATTTAGAATTTCCTATTTTATATGATGATAAAACGTTATTTAGAAGTATAAAAAACAATACTCCTAATGGATTTGTTATATGTAAAGACATGGAAGTAATAAAGAAAATCGAATTTGTTAATAAATTTATATGTGGAGAACCTACGATAAGAAAAATAAGCGACTCATATCATTTGATTACGTATTATTTCAATATATATAACAATAAAGATAGTAAGATATTAATATTAAATTTGGATACGTATGATTATATAGATATTCCAATACAAGAAGAAATGAAAATAGGATTTCATTCTATATTTATACCAAAACAATGATTGATTTATATATAAAAAATATCTTTATATATAATTTTTTATTCACTACCGAAAAAAGCACCTCTTCCAATATTGAAATCAGTTAGTCTTGTGATAGTTTCTTCTTTATCTTTCATGATATCTTGGATAATATCTTTCATAGAAATCATTCCAATGAATTGTTTATTTTTATCATCAGTGATCAATAAATGATGGATATTTTTAAAAAGCATTTTGTTCATACATGTCTCAAGAGAATCTGTTTTTTTTGCAACAATAATATTACTACCATATGTGCAAATATCCCTTACATTTAAATTTTCATCTAACTTATTTAGTGCAGCGACTTTATTGATATAATCGCGCTTGGACAAAACACCTACTAAATTATCATTTTTATCAACAACAGCCAATGAACTAATATTCATTGCACTGAAACGAGCTACTGCTTCTTGAACGGGTTGTTCTTCATTAATTTTGAAGTCAACTTTATAGTAGCATGACTTTTTAAAGATATCAAATGCATTTGAACCAACTGTAGTTACAGTTGATAAATTTCTAGAACCGATATTTGCTAAACGATACATCGAGATAATATATAGATATATAGATATATTTTTTAAATAGTTTTTTGAAATATTTATTTTATTATTTTAATATCATGGATTTTAGTAAGATTTAACTTTTCTAGTTGTTGTTGTAGTTCTTCTTCTAGGTTCAGATTTTGCACTTCTTGGTCTTATAGCGTTATTTGTCTTTGGTAGTGTATTACTTCTTGCACTTGCACTTGATCTTTGTCTTGAGCTTGATCTTGATCTTTGTGTAGACGGTTTGATAGACTCTTCAGTAGACTCTTTTATTGACGGTTTGATAGACTCTTCAGTAGACTCTTTTATTGACGGTTTGATTAACGGTGTTTTAAATTCTAAATTATATTTTTCTTTAAGTTCTTCAAAATCTTTTTGTAGTAGTCTTCTTTTATTTTGATTACGCCCTTTAATAAGTTGCAAACCTCCAAAATAATTATTAACATATACTCTTGCGAAACTTCTTTCTCCTAGTTTTTTTGTACTAATATTGTACAATATTTCCATATTATGTTTATCATTATTTATTCCAGTTCTTGTAACATATCCGTAAGGATCTGTGCTTTCTTTATTATCTGGATCGTTTATGTCAATCTGTTCTAACCGTATCTCTTCTAACGGTAAAGTATCAAGATATTTAGGTAAAATTTTAAAGCTATTAGGTATGAATTCCATTTTATCTCTTTTATCTTTAAAAGTAGTAATTTCTGAATCATGTAAATATAATTTTCTTAGCTTTTTCAAGTTTAAAATTGAATCAGGTAGTTCTTTAATATTACAATTAGTCAATTGTAAATGAGTAACATTATTTTTCACTATAACATTATTAAATAATTCATTTAATTGTTCGGTTGATAAGTTTTCCTTATCAAATTTCAATGCTCCATCTTTTATAGTTTTTTTTTTTCCAGAAATGCTAAACTTTATTTCTGCCATTATATATTAAAAAAAGATTTTAATAAATTCGGTATAATAAATTAAAAAAAATAAAATTTATATACAAAACAATGTGTGGAATAGTAGGATATCTTGGAAGAGAACCTTATGTTGAATATATAATTACTGGATTGAAATTATTACAAAATCGCGGTTATGATTCTGCTGGAATTAGTAGTATTGATAATGGAGAACTTATTACAACTAAATATGCATCAACAAATACGAACGATTCTTTAGTACAATTAGAAAAAAGCATAAATAAAACAGATTGCACATCATCTATAGCAATTGGTCATACACGTTGGGCTACTCATGGTGGTAAAACTAATACAAACGCTCATCCTCATTCAGATAACAAGAACCGGATTTCAATTGTTCATAATGGCATTATTGAGAACTTCCAAGAATTGAAAAATAAACTCAAAACAGAAGGATATTCTTTTCGTTCTCAAACAGACACGGAAGTAATAGCAGTTTTGATAGGAAAACATTTAGATAAAAATGAAACAATGGAGAATGCTATAAAACTTACTATATCGGAATTATCAGGAACATGGGCATTAGTCATAATACATAAAGATTATCCGAATAAAATATGGGTAACTCGTAATGGTTCTCCACTTTTACTTGGAATAGACGAAGATTTTATAATAATTGCAAGTGAGCATATTGCATTTGGTAATTATATTAAAAAATATATTGTTCTCGATAATCATGATCTAATCGAAATAACAAAAGATGGTCAAGATATTTTATATAATAAGAACATACATAGATACACAATCAAGGAAAAATCACAGTCAAACATAGAAACTCTATCAGAAAAATATAGTTATTGGATGTTAAAAGAAATCATGGAACAACCTGACGCAATCAATCGTGCATTAAATAATGGTGGAAGGATTGAGAACAATGTCTCCGTAAAACTAGGCGGATTAGATACATGTAAGTCACGATTACTAGATACAGATCATTTGATCATATTAGGTTGTGGTACATCCTATAATGCAGGGCTATGGGCAATGGATATTTTCAAATCATTAGATATATTTGACACAGTGGTTTGTTATGATGGAGCAGAATTCAATATAAAAGATATTCCAAAGAAACGCAAGTCCGCTGTTATTTTACTGTCTCAATCTGGAGAAACGAAAGACCTACATAGATGTATTCAGATTGCAAAAGATTATGATTTAGTAACGATTGGTATTGTAAATGTAATTGATTCTCAAATCGCACGTGAAACCGATTGTGGTGTATATTTAAATGCAGGAAGAGAAGTAGCAGTAGCATCCACGAAATCATTCACAAATCAGTGTATTGTTTTATCCATGATTGCTGTATGGTTCTCACAAAACCGCGGAACTGCTATTGAAAAAAGACGTAAAATAATTTCTGATCTAAGAAACATTCCTTATCAAATGCAAAATGCATTAGATAATGAAGAAGTATGTAAACATATAGCATCATTATTAAGAGAAAATAAATCTATATTTTTATTAGGAAAAGGTAGAGATGAAGCTATTGCAAAAGAAGGTTCTCTAAAATTAAAAGAAATTTCATATGTACACGCAGAAGGGTACTCGACGTCGTCTTTGAAACATGGTACATTTGCATTAATAGAGGAAAATCTTCCGATCATAATAATAGATATTACAGAAGAACATCGAGATAAGAATAGAAATGCTTTCCAAGAAGTAAAGGCTAGAAATGCATTTATAATCCGATTTACAGATATAGTTGACGTAAAAACCAAAGAAAATGATATCATGGTAGAGAACAATACGACATTTTCAGGATTATTAGTAAATGTTTACATACAATTGATAAGTTATTACATGGCAATTTTGAAAGGAAATAATCCAGATTTTCCAAGAAATCTAGCAAAAGTAGTTACTGTTGAATAGTTCTCGAAAATCTAATTTCGAGGAGGTATAATTTTGGTTTCACTATAGTGAACTAATACTAATCGATCTTGGTTGTCACTATCTACAATATTATAACAATTGTTTTTCACTGGTTGTTCTTGATATAATTTAACAAAGCAAACATTTGAATACAAATTTGCAAATTGATACATATTTTTACATAAAATATGAAAATCTTTGATAAGGTTCTCATTACTCATAGAATATAAATCACACAACGCCTCATAAATAACTATATTACCAGGAATACACCCAATAAACCCTTGAAAAATACTTCCCGGTAAATAACTAGAATTTACTGAAAAGAAATCATAATTTTTTACAATGTTCTCAATATTATCTTCTATCATTGCATCCGAATCAATATAAACACCTCCTTTTACGTATAAATAATAATATCGAAAGAGATCCGCGCGATGTTCTCCATAACTATAAGAATAAAATTTTTGAATAACATTTGGAAATTCCCTGATAGGATTTTGAATAAAAAAATCGATTATATCGTGATCAGTAAAATGTACATATTGCCAACCAGGTGATTTTTCACGAATCATTTCGATAACATATTCAGGAATACCATTACGGGATGTTTGTACAATAACTTTTGGTATCATTTGTATGTATAAATATATAAATAGTATTTATTTATATATTTTTGTTCTCAATTATAAAAAAACTTTATCTAAAATATCTTTGTTTTTCTTAGAATCAACATAACCATTATGGATCATTTCATGAAATGGATATTTACTTTTCGAGAACAAGGTAGTATAATCAGTAATATTAAATTTCCCAGTAGTATTCGAAAAATGATTCCACATATTTGGATGAATATGTAATACCGATTTTGATGTATTTAAATATGGATATTTACTAAAACCTCCATCAAATGTCATTATATTTCTATAAAAGTTAATCAAACCGCCAGTTACTAATGGAATATGAGAACTCGCTATACAAGATTCCAATGCATCTTCCAAGTTCTCAAACTCACTATAAATAGTTGTATTTGTTTTATAATTATCGATAATGGTAACGCCAACATACAGTCGATTTAGATCAAAATCATCTGCTGTATATTTATTTAAAATAATTTTTTTTATCGATTTTTCGATTTCATGTATCGACGACGATTTTTCTAAATTAGAATCTAATATTATTTTGATAATATCATTCATATCATGTTTAAAACAAAGCATAAGTGAATTCCATGCACCTGCACTAGCACCAGAAAATACATAATTGTCTAATTGATAGTTCTCTTTTATGAATTTACAAATTCCTAATACATAAAATCCTTTATAACCACCTGGTGATAATGATATTATTTTTTTGTCTTTTGTGTTTTCGATAAAATGGGTATATTGATTCTCTTTTTTTGATAGATAGATTTTGTTTAAAATAAAAGGGGTTCTTTTTATTGGTTTAAAAAAAAGATTTATTTTAATACTCATAACAAATAATAATATTTTTATAAATAGACTCAGATTTATATTCATTTTTTTATATATTAAGATATATTTATATAATTATTATATCTAGTTTATTACCGTAAAATATGTAACAAAACTTTCAACATGATTTTTTCATTGTTTGTGTGCCATTCAGGTAGATCTTTTTTGTACATTTTAGTATAATTATCAAACATATAAAGTATTATATTAGCAAAATGTTCAAAATAATAATCGACGTTTCGACCAGCCAAAATATCCCTTTGTGCCTCGAAACGTTTATAATAATAATAACGATTACTTTGGTTTTTAATTATTCTCAATGTACATTCAAAATTAGTAAGATATCCATGACGACAATACTTGTCAGTATAATAAAAATCAGTCATGTTTTTTTTATAAAATTCACTCAAAATTGGTTCTAAAATCGTTACCAAATGATAGAATTTATCAAACATTTTTATAGTCCTAGGAATTTTGGACAAGCGTTTTGTTAATACTTCTATTGGGTATTTTTTTCGAAGTAAATTCAAACGGATATTATATGGTAAATATGATAAAATAATATTTTTTATATCATTTGGTATTGTTTCCAACAATGACTGACAATTGTTTTTTGATATGATTTTTTCATATTCTGAAGATTTTTCAATTTTCGATAATTCTTCGGGTGTCAAGTTTTTCTTTTTTTTGAGATTTTCTATTTCACGTAATTTTTTCAAATATTTTTTGTTTTGTTTATCCGTATGTTGTAGCATTGTATTCATTGATCTGGTTGTTATTTTTAATATTGATAAAAATATATATATACAAGTGTTCAATTTTTTACACTATTCGAAATTTGCACAATAAAAAAATGAGAACATATTTATTAATATATTCTCATTCAAATAAACTTTAATTATACTTTACATGTTATAAAAATATAAAATCTATCTAATTATTTTTACATTTTTGAATCATAAACTCTTTATGTGGCCTTCTTTTTAACAACCTTTTTGACAGGTGCTTTTACTGGCTCTGGTTCTACTGCGACAGCTACATCGGCTAATTGTTCTGGTTCTGATTCAACAACAGCCTTTTTGACAACTTTCTTGACAACTGGTTTCACTGGCTCTGGTTCTGCTTCTTGTTCTTCATCTGAATCTTCGACTTCTGTAGATACTTGTACTGGTTGAGCTGTAACAGCTACGACTTCATCTTCTTCATCATCTTGAACATCTGGTACTTTTTCAATATCCTTAAGATCATCATTTGATAATTGAATATGACAACGACCATAAACGCTTTGGACTTCTTGTGGCTTTACAACACATTGAATTAGCTTCCATGTTAGACCCCAACCTTTACCACCAAACCATAAACCACCACATTGAATGATACATGCGACATTTGATTTCTTTGGAATGAAATCCATAGGAGTCATATTTTCATTATCATTAGGGAAAATCAACTTACCAGTCGTATCATAAATTTCAACAGCCCAACGGTTATTATAGTTTGGAACCTTGGCGCGAATTGATGGTGGCTTAGTATAATCGAATTTTTTTGTATTTTTGTCTTTTGTATATTTTAAAAATGGGAAGAAATTATGCTTTGTTACTTCACGCGATAATTCTTCTCCAAACCATGCTTCACTATTTTTAACAGCATCATCTATAATTTGATTTTCAAAATCCTTCATTTTTTTCAAAAACTGAGCAGTTGCTGCAGTAGAATAATCATCATTAGGAAAATTGAGTGATAGTGTATATTTTCCATCAGATTCACCTGTCTTTTCATCAACATAATCACTAATACCCCATGTCATCATTAGAGGTGTAGTAATATGTAATGAACGATTTGATTGTGTACTGATGAGATTGATAGACTTTCCACCACGGTCATTTACCTTTGGTTGCATATAACGAACTTGGGCAGGAACCCAATCAGCTACTGATAAAACGATAGGAGTTGAAGGCTTTGACATTATAACTAAGAACTTGTTATAGATTATATAGTGTCATTTCTTTAATTCAATTTTTTTATTTATATTTTTTTGATTAGCATTTATCGTAAGAAATAGTACTATTTTTGTTTGGGTTTACGTGAGAACGTGTTCTCCGTTGACCTTCATGAATTATCAATATTTTACGTAATATTATTTATAAAATAATATATTGAAAAAATGATTAAAAACAAATTATCAAATAATATAATAAAGCCCATGTCAAATGTATGTGGTATTTGTGATAATACAATGAATCAAACTATAAGAAAACCAATATCCTGTCCATATTGTGAATTTACTGCTTGTCGTACATGTTGCGAAACATACATAATTGGTGAAACTACAAGTAAATGTATGAACCCTCCATGTAATCGTGAATGGACACGTCAGTTTATAGCGAGAGAATTTACATCAGTATTTATCAGTAAAAAATTAAAAAAAAAGCGTGAAGAAATTCTATTTGATATCGAACGTTCATTGATGCCTGCTACTCAACCACAAATAGAAAGAATAATAAAAGGTGAAAAAATAGGTAAAGATATTAATGAATTATATCATAAAATATCAGAATTGAATAATAAAATAGCTGATCTTACAAATGAAAGATATAGATTGTTATACAGTAATCGACAACAACAACAACGGTCAGAATTTATTCGCGCATGTCCAGATAATAATTGTCGCGGATATCTTAGTACTCAATGGAAATGTGGACTGTGTGAAAAATGGTCTTGTCCAGAATGTCACGAAATAAAGGGACTTAATCGTGATTCTGAACATGTTTGTAACCCTGATATACTTGCTACTGCTCGTTTATTATCAAATGATACAAAACCTTGTCCTAATTGTAGAACAGGCATTTTTAAAATATCAGGTTGTGATCAGATGTGGTGTACACAGTGTCATACAGGGTTCAATTGGCGTACAGGGAGAGTTGAAAATACGATTCATAACCCTCATTATTTTGAATGGCTTCGGAGAAATGGAAATGTCGTACCACGTAATCCACTTGATAATCCATGCCAACAACACCAATTAAATCATACGTTATTTACTAGACTACGTAATTTATTAACAGGTAGACATAAAAATAATCTAAATTCAAAAAATTGTGAAAATTATATGGAGAAGTTGATACGTAATACTATTCATATGGATCAAATTATACTACCTAGATATGCAATTCAAAACCGAGAACGCAGAAATGAAGAGTTACGTATAAAATACATGCGTAATTTTATAACAGAAGATGATTTCAAAACAGTCCTTCAACGAAATGAAAAAAAATGTGAAAAATACAGGGAGATACATAATATTCTTGATGTTTTAAAAACTACAGTAACTGATATTGTCGTTCGTTTTATTGATCACTTGGAAAAATGTCGAGCAGGAAATTGGGAAGATACAATATTGAAAGAGATTGGACCTATTATTAATTATGCGAATGAATGTCTTAGTGATATTAGTAAAACATATAAATCAAAATGTATCGTAATTTCTAATGAATTAGAAGAAATATAAAATTCTATTTATAAAAACAACAAAACTACTTAGAAATTTTTTTATAAATATTTTATAAAAAAATATACCATTATGTATATGGAAGATATAAATAAAAACGCTAATAAAGAACATACAAAAATACTAGAAAAAGTAGAAAATACTATTAAACCAACAAAAACAAAGACACCAAAGGTAGAAAAAGAACCAAAACCTGTAACAATCAAGATCGAAATATCTTATCAAAATTACAAAAACAACACAATCGAATTCAATAAATACAAATTACCAGAATTAAAAGATGCATTAAAAAAATACAATCTTAAAATATCTGGTAAAAAAGAGGAATTAATTGAACGTTTAGAAACACATTTCAATAAAACATTCAATATTATAAAACTGCAAAGATTATTCAGAGGGTGGATAGTAAGGTATTTATTAAAACTAAAAGGACCAGCATTAAAAGATGTATCTATATGCGTAAACGATAGCGATTTCGTTACAATGGAACCGTTGAAAGAAATGAGCAAAGATGTTTTTTATAGTTATAAAGATAGTAAAGACTTTGTATATGGATTTGATATAACATCGCTTATTCAAATGTTACTGAAAAAAAATAAGATTGAGAACCCATATAATCGTGAAAAAATAAATCCTATATTAACGAATCAGATTAAAACAGTATATAATCTATCTTTTTTAGTATATCCTTCTTTTAAAAATGATAATGAAAGATTACAATATCAAAATACAATGAGAAATACAAATCAACGACCTATACATAACACTGTAAGTAATCGATTTACTAGTAATAATAGATTAAGTAATAATAATACACAAAATCGTATTAATACAATTCAAATAACACCTGAAATGATGGCTAGAAATAACAGATTAGCAGAAATAAGAGAAAAACCTATCAATGAACGTATCAACCATTTATTTACAGAAATAGATGGACTAGGAAACTATACAAGTAGTATGTGGTTTATAAATCTAGATATTCGCAATTGCGTTCGTTTATATAGATCTTTATATGATATTTGGTATTTCAGAAGCAATTTATCTCGTGAAGTAAGAAATTTTATATGTCCAAATCAAAATCCATTTGATGATGTCTTTCCAAGATCATCATACAATGAATTATCTTTACCACAAATTCAAAGGGCATGTTTAACTGCTATTGAAAATATTGTTTATTTAGGTATAAACGATGATTATAGAAAGATTGGCACGTTTCACGTTTTAACTGCACTGACAATAGTATCGACTGAAGCAAGACATGCAATGCCATGGTTATATGAATCTGTGGCATTTTGATAAAAGTAAAAAATTAAATATTTTTACATTGAATTTTTATTTTTGTATAATAATATATATTTATATTATGATAAATCGAGTGTAGATTATCAATAAATATATATTATCAAAAAATAACTTAAAAAGGAAACTGTATAATCAAATATAATAGCCAGAATGGTTAGAGCATCCAAGTCTACTGAAAAGTCAACTACTACCCCTGTCGTATCTGCCCCTGTAGCTGCCTCATCTGCAGCTGAAAAACCAAAAGCCAAGAAGGTAAAGGCTGTACCAGCTCCTGTTGAACCAGTTAATGAATTAGCACCTGCCCCTGTTGCAGACGCTGCACCTCTTGATGCTGCTGCAGCACTTGCAGTAAAACTTAACGAGTTCAATGCTAAGCTTCAACAAATGAGCGGTCTTTTTGCCACTGTCAAGAATGATTTCAAGACTCTTGAAAAGACCGTTTCTCGTGAAATGAAGAACGCAGTAAAGGCTTCATCAAAGAAGAGAAGATCAAACGTTAACAGAAAGCCATCTGGTTTCGTTAAGCCAACTCGTATCAGTGATGAGCTAGCTCAATTCCTTGGTAAAACCATTGGAACTGAAATGGCCCGTACTGATGTAAGTAAGGAGATCAACACCTACATCCAAGCCAATAGTCTTCAAGATAAAGATAATGGCAGAATCATCCATCCTGATGATAAGCTTACAAAGCTACTAAAGGTAAGTAAGGATGATCAATTAACATATTTCAACTTACAAAAATACATGAAGCACCACTTCATGAAGGCTACTCCTGCAGTAGTTGCTTAGATTAATACGCAAATTATAAAAATAAACATTTTTGAAAAATAAAAAGATACATAACCAAACAACAAAAAAATTATATTACAAAAAAATGTAATGTAATATAATTTATATAATAGTATTTAGAATGTTATATCGATTCAGTAGTTTTTTCAAAAAAACGCCTCTTCAACCTAATCAAATAATATACAATGGAACAGTTTACACAAAACAAATAATGTGTAGCAACAAAGCCCTTGTTGAAATTTTGAAACGTGAAAATACACTAAATCCTTCAGTAGATACAAGTGAATATATAATTGATTGTGCAAATGAGAATATCTACGAAGTGAATGAACAAGAACTAATTGGAGAAGGTTTTAATAACTCCGTTTACAGTTTGAAGGGAGATAAATATAATGATAAGGTAATACGTATATCAACAATAGAAAGTACGCAACTTTACGATCCAAAATTAATACGTGAATTATCTGGATTATTTTTACAATATTTTATTTCAACAAAATGTAAAGATAACATATGCATAATACATGAATTTGGTTATTTAATATCAAACTCTAATAAGGTACGTGTATATTCTATTATTGAAAAACTAGTTGAACCTGATTTACATGGCATCATTTTTGAAAATAAACCGACATATGAAAATAGAATTTATGATTACAAAATAATAATATTTCAAGTATTAAATGCATTAAAATGTATGAATATACATAATTTTGTACATTTAGATATAAAATTTGAGAACATTGGTATTGACAAAAATCGTAATGCAAAGTTATTTGATTTTGAATTCGCTCGTTATTTGGCTGAAGAATGTTTAAAAAATCAAACAACTAATGGTACAAAACGTTTTATAGCCCCAGAAATTTACAGAAATAAAATTTGTTTGAATTCTGATGTATATTCATTAGGGTACACGTTATATTTGTTGTATTTTCATGATGATGTGATGATGAATGATGATGATAATGATGATCATGATGATGATGATAATGATGATGATATTAGTATTCCTGCTAATGCGCTTGATGTAGATATAAATTTATCAAATTTCACAAGAAAATATTTTGACGGTAATGTAGATGAAAATTCAAAAATAGAAGATACTGAAAATCTGAAGGTTCTGATAAAAAATATGATGGAACATAATCCTTCCCAAAGATACAATTTAGAACAAGTATTGCGTGATAAATGGTTTAATCCATTGAATCAAAATCTATTTAGTACATCAAAGAAACTAAAAAAATCAGAAGCAAAAAAATCAAGAGCAAAAAAATCAGCAGCAAAAATAGTATTTAAACCATCAGCAAAATTTAAACCATCAGCAAAAAAAGGAGGAAAATCAGTAAAAAAAACAAAAACGCATAAAAACAAAAAAAGAAACCATAAAAAAACAATATAAAATATATTCAATAATATATTTTATAAATGTCACAATCCCCAAACGCTGGAATGGAAAACGCTATAATAAACCAAAATGTATCAATAGAAGACAAAATAAAAACATATATAACTGAAAATAATCCATGTGTTTATATTTTGACGCCATGTTTCGCAAGTTTATGTTACGTAAATTATGTAACTTGTCTTATGAATACTATTAGTTTGTTTCGTGAATACAATATCGAACTAATAGTGGAATTTTGCCGCAATGATAGCTTAGTTTCACGTGCACGTAACAATCTAGTGGCACGTGCAATGGCTAATCCAAAAATGACACATATTATGTTTATTGATAATGATATTAGCTGGGATCCATTAGATATTATAAAATTGATGATTTCCAACAAAAATATCATAGGTGGAATATACCCTTTAAAAAATTATAATTGGTCTAAATTAGCAAATAATCCAAACGTAATACATGAACTCATATCAAAAAAAAATAGTTCTCAATTTAAAGATATAATAACGAATGAAAGCATGATACAATATAATTTATTAAAATACAATGTAAATTATTTATCGACTACACTTAGTATTGATAAAAATCTTACAAAAGTAAAACACATTGCAACTGGTTTTATGTTGATCCAACGAACAGTTATTGAAAAAATGTCCGCAGCTTTTCCATCTACAAAATATGTAGATGATGTAAACTTTTTAAAACCGGATGAAAATAAATTTGCTTATGCTCTTTTTGATTGTGGTGTAGAAGAGGGACATTATTTTTCAGAAGACTGGTTGTTTTGTCATAGATGGACAAAAATGGGCGGATCGATTTGGACCGATGTAAGTATATCGTTGAATCATACAGGAATAGAAGACTATCAAGGTTGTTATTTGTCATCGCTTATATAAAATTAGAATGGAATCACTTAGAATGGAATCACGTTTTGATTATTGGTTTTCGATGACGTATCGCTTCTTTCACGAAAAGAATCTACTAATTCACTTTCGTCTACATAAGTATCTGTTTTTATTTTGTAAATATCCGCTAATAATTTAGTAGACATTGTTTTATTCATCTTTTCAAAAGAACTTATCAAACTAGATAATATATTCAATGATATTCCAATCCATATCATATTTACTAGATGTATATCAGTATTATTATTATAACTAACTGCCACTGTAGTAACCAAAATGGATGAATAATGTGCAATAAAATGTAGATATCGCAATTTGATATTACAATCATTTAATTGTTGGCGTTTTACCATAAAACGTTTCAAATCATTTATTTTGTTTTCGTTGAAAATATTTTCAATCTCAATGCTTGTCGTTTCCATCATGGTGTTGTTTTTCCTATATAAATATATTTTATTAATAAAAAAATGAAATATATTATTAGCACTGTTTACAAAATGTAACTACATGCCGATATTTGTATATTATGTATCTGTGGATTCTTCTTCTTCCCAATCTTCTTCCAATTGTTCCCATGTTGGAGACATAAAATCATCCAACTCGCTACATATTGACTTTCGTATTTCCACTAGTTCCTCATAAGAACATGGTATTTCGAAAGATTCATTTATTTCTTCGATTTTGTTTTTTATATATCTTCCAAAAAAAGAGCAACCTAATTCATAATAATATGCTGTTATTTCGATATCAAAATTATTATTCATTATTTTATATACACCTAATGGTGGACTCCAAGCTGTGTCAAATGAAACATCCAATATGTATTTGGTGTCATCTCGGCTAGTTACTTCTATTTCAACGGCATCCCATTTTGTATTCCAAATCTCACATGCAGTTTTGAAATCCCAGCCGTTTTCATATTGGGCCGGATCCAACCCTAATGGAGCAAATGTTTTGAACCAATTTTTTTCTATTATAGCTCCTATAAGTTTTTCATATATTTCTTTGGATGGACATGTTATTGTTGCGCTATTGATACACCAATTTGGCATTTGTATCTATTGTATTGATATGTTTATATTTTTATAAATATAAATATATAGACCTTTTTACGTTTTTATTTTATGTGAGAAACAATGCACCGACTTAGTTTATAAATCAACCTACCTACTAAAGTGATGCTTCATGTATTTTTGAAGATTAAAATACGTTAATTCGTCTCCATGATTCAATCTAAGAAGCTTACGAAGCTTTGCATCAGGATTAATTATGCGACCATTCTGCATATCTTGAAGTCTGTTATCTGCAATATATTTATTGATTAACTTACTTACATCAGTGCGTGCCATCATAGTTCCAACGGGTTTACCTAAAAATGTGGCAAGTTCATCACTTAAAAGGGTTGGGGCTACGAATCCGGAAGGTCGTCTTTCAGTGGTAGGAGTTGAGCGTGTATCAATTGATGGACGTGTGAATCCAAAAACCTGAGTTTCAGCAGGTCTCGTGTTGATTGGTTGAATGTCTTCTTCATCAGATTCATAATCAGATTCTTCGTCACGTATTTCAACAAAACCATCAAGTGTACCGAATGCCCTGATATATTCATGTTCATCAAAAGTCAAAAATCTTGGTCTTTGGTTATAGAGAAAAATATCCCGAAAATACAATCTTTCTTCAAGTGAAACATTTTCATCTGCAATATATTTCAACAATTCATCTTTACTTTTAACCATATTTTTATCTTTACGCAAATTAAATATAAAAAATCCATTTACAATTGCATTCAAAATATGTTCAGCTATTGGCATACCATATCTATATATACTTTGATTTTGGACAAATTCACGAACTGCAAGTCTTTCTGGTGATTCGTTTTCAAGATTGATAGGATTTGATTCATAATCTTGTTTTAACTGCATCATAGTTTGACAGTTCATAATATTATTGTTATATATCAATATATGATATTATAGCTTTAAGCTATTTTTTATAAAATATATTTTCAAGGATGTTACCAGTAATCGTAACAACTATATACGAGTATGAAATAACTATACTGTTTTCTCGGATACATCATTATTTTTATTTATATCATGTTCTAGAATTTTTATGTTATCATTTTCCATGTCATACATATAATACCTAAACATATTTACATATACTAATCTTTTTATTCAGATTACACGATATAAGCATTATTAGAATCATTATTTTTATCAAAAACGATACTTTCTAATTGCTTCCAATTTTTATTATTTGTTAATTGAAACATTTGATATGTTTTCAATAAATTATCATAGTCTTTGATGTATTTTGTATATTTATATAGCCAATCATAAAAATCCGCGCTACATTTTTGATTAAAACAATATTTTTTAAATTCGTAAAACCACTTTATTGTTTCAGTCAAACACGTGTTAGAATATATATTATAATCTGTTCCAGATAAAACCATTATTTGACAAAATTCTTTTTCAGTCATTTCGAGCTCGTTAAGTATTTTACGAGTATTATAAAACAATACCGTATGATGAATTAGACTTATATTACGTAATACATATGGACATCCATAAAGAAACATATCCATGTCATCACTCAAACATCCCCATGCTTTTCTAGATTTTACCAGATGAGCACATAATTCATCTGCTTCTCCTGGTGATTCATAATAAGTGATTCTATGTATATTCATCAAGTCTTTTGTTTTACGAATATCATCTTCAGTTACACGTATAAATTGGCGCTTGAGTTTATCCATTTCCATCAGCATCGATATTTTTTCGTCTTCAGTTACAGTATCAATGCATGATTGAATATTCAAAAACTTCTCTTCCGCTTCTTTTTTTTCCATGAGACGCTGTATCAACAACTGTTTTTTTTCTGGCGGAGGTTTACCATCGAACACAAAAACGGGAATTATTTTGTACGATTTAAAAATAGAAATCATTATTGACATGTTCTCTAAAAGAGCCCCATCACTTAAGAATCGATATAAATAAATACTAGTGTCTATAACAATTATTTTATTAGCAAACTGTTTCAAATGGATCTTATTAATGGATTTTTTAGTGCAATTTTCACGTAAAAATCTGTTCAAATTTTTTATTCCCATGTAGGTTTTTTAGGTTTATATATATTTTGAAACGTATTACAAGTTTCAATTTTTTGAATATTTAGAAATACGTATTTATATATTTTTTTATAACGATAATATAAATGTTAAAACCGATTTCATTTGAACTATTGGAATTTATAAAAACCCATATTTCACCATCTATAAAATTTCCAAAAACAAAGTTCTCATTGAAATCAAAAAAATTGTTATCTAGTATCTTTGATGAAATGTTAAATGGCGAAAAGGCATTTGAATCTACCAACATAAAAGATAAATGGATAGATTTTGAAAAAGATAAATTACCAAAAGGATTTGATTATGACTATTCGCCTGGAATTGCACGTAATGAAATTGAATCTATGCCAAAATTTGGTTGTATATATAACTTTTTTTTGAATGGTAGAAACATACAAGTATCTATTATTATGCCGAGAACAAATATTACAAAGAATGATTGTAATGATAAAATCAAAAGAATATTTATTTGGTTATATATTGCAACAAAATATTCGGCTTATGAATGTTCTCGAAATCTAAATATTTTTATATATTTAACAAAGCTTAAGAAACTTTTACCATCTGATCATAAACATATACAACAAGAAAATGCAAATACTGGATTTACAACTACATGTAATACTACATCAGAAATACATATATATAGATCTGAAGAATGGTTCAAAGTATTATTACATGAAACATTTCATAATCTAGGGTTGGATTTTTCTGGTGTCAATAACGATAATATTAATCAATGTGTCTATAATATATTTCCAATAAAAAGTGAACAAAAATATTTCGAAACCTATTGTGAGATGTGGGCGGAAACTATCAATGCCATGTTTATCAGTTTTTTATCATCTAAAAATAAAAACATAGAGAACATGATAAACAAAACCATAAATTTATTGAAAATAGAGAGAGAGTTCTCAATGTTTCAATGTGTAAAAGTTCTCCATTTCTTTGGAATGAAATATACAGATTTATATGAAAATACGTCTAGTGCAAATAATGCAAGAATACATAAATACAAGGAAACTACACCAGTTTTTTCTTATTATATTTTGAAATCAATTATGATGTTCTTTATTGATGATTATATAGACTGGTGTGCTACTAATAATGAAAGATCTATTAATTTTAATAAAAATCCTGAAAATTTAATAAAATATTGTGAGTTTATTCGAGAACATTATAAAAAACCATCTTATTTAGATGCAATAAAGTCAATGGAAAAAAATGTTCTTAATAAACAAAATCCGAAAACAATTATGGAAACATTAAGAATGACTGTTTATGAGATGCAATAAAAAAATGTTTTTACACATTTTTTTATTTTTGTTTTTGTTCTGTTTATTTATTTACAAATACAAATATTTTTATAAGTTTATAAGTTTATAGATTTTTATTTATGGTATTTTTATTCGTTTTTTGATAATAATGCAAGTTTTTCATTGAGTTCATCGATTTCTTTTTTCATAGCTTCAATTTGTTCATCTTTTTCCTTTACTAAGTTATTCAAGAATTCATTTGCTGCATGTAGTTGATGAATATTCAAACCTTCAGGAGCTTCTTGAAGTGGTTTATGATTGATCTTGAAAACCAAATAACGATTTACATACATTTCTGTTTTTTCATCGTATGATTTGAATGTATATTGTGATGGACGAACACCGAAAGAATAATAGCGCTTACTTCCTTTGGTATTAAGTTCTTTACGTAAGTTCTCTACTTCGGCATTATCATACCATGTTTTGAAATGTATATAAGCAGATTTGACAGGTTTTTTTTCATCAGTTGGTTCACTTGTTACATAATCAATGCGATTTACTTGACCAATACGTAACTGATTTTGAATAATATCAGTAAGTTTTTCTTGTGTTATTACACACATAACCGTTCCATTAAATGCAACTAGATCGTCCGGAATGATTGGAATATAAAGGCTTTTCCAGTCAGATTCAGAAAGAGGTCTTTCAACATTAGTTTCAGGATAATCGGTTGGGTTTTCAATAGGAGAATTATTTAGTAATTTAAAAGAAATATGGTTCATTGGTTGACCATTAGCCCAAGTGAAATAGAATTCAGGTAAACTAAGATTGAAATTTTTAGAATTAGGCATTTCGCCATTTTCAATATCCAATACTAGATTCTCTTCAATAAGAAGTTGAAGTTCATTTGGAACCTTACTATCATACCAATATTCGAAATTGATAAATGCTGAATAATAGAATGCATTATTAAAACGGCGTTGTTGAATTTTTACGCTAGTTGTTTTACCGATTTGTAAAACATTTTCAACTAAATCGCGAACATGATCTTCCGTGGTATAACCATAAGGTAATGATACAATACGAAGATTTTGTTTGAAGTTTGTTTGAGAAACAACGTTTGATGAATTCATTGTATTATAACAAATATTGTCAAAAAGTTGATATCAAATATAAAATTATTAAGAGAGATTATTAAGAGTAGTTTTTAAAGATAATATTGTATATTATTGATATAATTATAATTCAATTTTTTCCATGAGGAGAACGCAATTTTATTATTTAGTAAAATATATTTATTTAGTTGTAATTACAAATAAATAATATTATAAATTTTTATATTATGTTTTTTATAGAAAAACTTTTTCAAAAAAAAAAACAAAAGCCAATAACCCACCCGACTAAACGATCATATGAAACAAATCAAACGACTGATAACTATTACAGCATTATCCCATTGAATATATTCCAAACATGGCATACATTAGATTTACCGCCAAAAATGAAAAATAGCGTTGAATTATTAAAACGGCAAAATCCTGAATTTACATATTACTTATATGACGATAAAATGTGTAGAGATTTTATAGAACAAAATTACGATAAAGACGTTTTATATAGTTTTGATAAATTAAAACCGGGTGCATATAAATCCGATTTATGGAGATACTGTGTATTATATAAATATGGCGGTATTTATTTAGATATAAAGTTTAATTGCGTAAATGGATTTAAATTGAAATACTTGACAAATAAGGAATATTACGTTAGAGATAGGATGGTCAACGCGAACCCAGGTATTTATCAAGCATTACTTGTAACTTTACCGAATAATAATATATTATACGATTGTATTCAAAAAATTGTTGAAAATGTTAAAAATAATGTCTATAATTATACTCCGTTATGTATAACTGGACCGCAATTGGTATCAAAATATTTCAACATTATAGACATAGATAAACTAGAATTATGGTTTGATGGGAATAATATACTTATGTATAATAGACCAATATTAAATATTTATAGCGATTATAGAAAAGAACAATTTTTCAACCAAAAAACAGAGTATTATTATAACATGTGGAGTAAAAAAAATATTTATGATTATCCAGTATTAAATGCAAAATCAAAAATAGATTTATCAAAACAAGTAACTATAAATATATTAGGAAAACAACTAAATGTATTATCAGGTACACCAACGATTATTGATTTATCAAATAATTTTTTAATAAATATTCGATGGATCAATTATAATTATAATGAAGACGGTAGTAAAAGAGTTATACCAAAACAATGGCTTTCATGTAATAGTAAATTTATAGTTGATGCCAGTTTTAATAAAATAAGTGATGAAATATTTTTAGAAGAAAATTATTTAGAACAAATTAGTTTTCTTGGAATTGGATTAGAAGATATTCGAATTTTCAATTTTAATGATAAATATTATTATATTGCTACTTTTTTTGATAATAATAGACAAATAACTTCAGTATCTAGTGGCATTTATGACATAAATGATGATACATACAAATTGGATAAAAATATTATATTACCAAAAATGTACGATACAAATAAATTAAAGATTTGTGAAAAAAACTGGTCATTTGTAATATATAAAAATGAATTATGTATAGTCTACAAGTGGTTTCCTTTACAAATAGGTAAAATAGATTATGAAAAAAATGAAATGAATATTATTGATATAAAATATAATGTTCCATATTATTTCAAAGATGCAAGAGGTTCAACATCTGGGGTTATCAATGGTAATGAAATATGGTTTGTAATTCATAAAACTCAAAGCGTTGAATACACAAATAACAAAAAATCAACTACTTATTACAATTATCAACATTTTTTTGCGGTCTTTGATTTAGACATGAATTTAATTCGATATTCAGAATTATTTAAATTCGAAGATTGTAAAGTAGAATTTTGTATCGGAATTATTATTAAAAATAATGATATGATATTATCATATAGTGCTCTTGACACTAAAAGTATTATAGCTACATATGACATTGATTATATCAATAATAATTTAAAATGGTATTTGAACTAATATTTTTGTATGATATATTTTTTATAAAATATATAATATTTATTTGTGTGTTGCTAATTCCTTTCTGATACTCAATAATAATTCATCTACAACTGTCTGATTTCTTCTAATAAAATGATCCAACCTAGCTGGTGTTGTATCTAATAAAATACGTTTCAAATCCAAATTTTGGCTAAATTTCGATATCAATGCTTTTTTTCGATATTCATCTGCATGAATATTATAGTCGGCATCTATTTTTATTTCGGGTTTTCTCAATATTTTACTCTCTGATTTTCCACTTTCACTACCGGCTATCATGGCAAGTTCCAAATCTTTGGATATTTTACTATCACTATCCAAAGAAAATTCCAAATAAAAATCTGGGAAACCATTCTTGAATTGAGAACCTAAACAATAATGTTTTACAGTACTCCATTTATGATTATCAATATTTATTACTACTGGCCATGTATCATCTAGTTTCTTACGCCAATCTACCATCGATTTGTTTTTTTTATTGTTCAAACTATTGAAATCGTTTAGTCTAGTATCAGGAATTGTTTCTCCTGAACCTTTACCAGCTAATGGTTTTTTATTTGAATTGGCATAAAATCGGAATACTACTTCTTTGTCATAAAGATCGCGTTTCATAAATTCATCTTCGTTATCGATTGGTTTACCACAATCACTAGGTAACCCTAATTCGGTTTTCAAATTACAAAAATCTTGTATCAAATAATAAACACCCGAATTTTTTTCCATGCATTTATTGATTATCAGTGTCTTTATGTTATATGGTATTTCTTTGAATTTGAATATATTCTTGTTTTTGTAAGAAATCAGTGTATAGTGGTTACCTGTGTGACTCGTCATTATATAATAATCTGGGTTGAATTTTTCACCAGCTTTCATATGTGAATCATTATATATTTCACAACGCATTACTGAATCTAAATCCTCTTCTTCGAAATTCTCCTGTGATAATATAATAAATTTTACATTCAATAAATGTTCTAGAAGAGAAATAGACCATTCATCCGCCCAAAATTCATGAGTCAATATGAATTCTTTGAATTTTTCGAAAGTATCTATATTTTTCATATATTCAAAATCTTTCATAACTTCTTTTGTTATTTCTCTGGATGACAACAGTATTTCGCGCTTTGTCAAGAGTTCTTTTGCTTCGTCTAGTAATTTTTTATGAATATCTGAATTTTGTGCACTATTGATACGTTTTTTCAACATATTACCTGTTTTTTTAATAGATGCCAATTCTTTATCAATATTTTGTAATTCATCAAAGTGTGTTAAATACATAGTTCTATAAAGTGAAAAAATATCTTCTGAAGCATTTTTAGACAACAATGCCCTGATCTTTTCTACTGTAATAATTTTACCAATCTGTTTGAACGCGTCTCGTATGACTGCAAAGAAGCAATCACCACCACCCTCATTATCAATTATTTTATAATTTTTATTTTGTGTGAATTTTTCTATCCAAGTAGTAGAAGTATCAAGTGGTGTTTCAATAAATTCATTTTTATATTTATCACTGTCTGCTTTTGTTTCTTGTGTCAGTACAGGTGGCTGTATTACCGATTTATCTTCTATAAATAATCCGGTTTTCAATGTTTCATCTGCTTTTTTGTTGATGTTTTCAGGAATATCTAAAGAAAAAACGTCGTTTGTTTTATTATGAATATCTATAACAGACTGGTTTGTTTCTAATAATTCATTTTCATTAGATCCTTTTTCTATTATCCCTTTTTCTATTAAGTCAATTTCATTTATTTGTTGTTTTTCTTGAAATTCCTTTTCTTTCTCATTTTCTGCAATCGTTTTTTTCAAATATTCTTCACTTACAAATGGTAATATATGACCTTTTTTAAGATCTACATCGCCATCTTTATCGATTGATCCTAATGATTTATTAGACTCTATTTCAAATATACCAATTTTAGAATCAATTTCATCATCAAATACTAAATAAATAGGATAATATAATACATCATATTTTGAATATGTATAACGCACTTTTCCTAATACAATCTCTATTTTCTTTTTATAAAGAGTATATTTATATCTAGAAGAAGCATGATATAAATCATCATTATCTACATTCTTCGATTCATTATATACAATTTCAGGATAAATAACCGATTTTACCATTATATATATTTATTTTATTATTTCTATATTGATTAATAGAAATAATATGATTTATAAGATTATTTTTGCTCTTTTTTTATGGAATCTAATATATCCATAAATTTGAATAAAGCGCGGCTTGATAAACTTTTATGCTCTTTTGTTTTCATCTGAGCTAAATGTTTTATATTATTTATAACTAATTCCCAATTTGGTTCGTTTATCAGTATTGATAACGATTTTGTAATCAATATAAATAAATTTTCAGTAATTTCTTCTAATTCGTTAGTTTTGTTTTCAGTATCACAATAACTCAATACTAATTCTTCTAAATAAATGATTTTATTTATTACTGTATTTTTTTCAACAATATCATTTTTTGATAAGTTAACAATAAAAGCACTCATCGCCTTACGTTTATCATTTTCTTTATTATAATCACAATATTTATCATAATCCACTTTTGGATCAACATAGTTGATGTTCTGAATACTATCGATGTATTCATTTATAAACGGTTCAATGTTTTCTTTGAAACAATCAAAAGTATTGATTAAGTCCTTGTACAAAAGTGCATATAATTCTGAATAAAATTTATTTGTACTAGCTATTTCAAATATAGATTTTTTTATTTTGAATAACTCTGTATCAGTTTCCTTATTTTCTATTATTTCTTTGATATATTGAATAATTGTATCTCGATGAGTTTCATAATTTTTATTAGATATTTTATTCAAACATACACGAACATCATTTATTAATTTTTCTATACCTTCTTTTTGTTCGATTTGTGTACTTTTGAATGCCTTTATTTTTTCCCATTGTTCTTCATCTACAACCGGTTTAACGCGTTTATTACCAAAATTACGTTTCAAATATTTTTTATTTTCTCCTGTATATTCTTCTTGAAGATTATTAGACTTTGTATTTTCTTTGAATGCCACACCTAACTCATTTGATAAATTACTAATAATATTTATAATAGTTTCGGGTAATTTATATTCATATCCAGAAACAATAATATTTTTATAATTATCTAAATTATAAGTCGTTGTATCCATTCTAATATTATTAAAACCAATTTTTTATATGTTTTATCCTTATTATATATTTTGATAAGAGGTATAAAAACAATTATACGTATTTTATTATCATGAATGATAATATTGATTCAAATGTTAATATAAAAACAATAAATACATGGGATGATTTTGAATTAAAAGATGGTTTATTACGAGGTATTTATGCATATGGTTTTGAAAATCCTAGTGAAATTCAGAAAAAAGCTATCTTACCTATCATATCTGGAAATGATACAATAGCTCAAGCTCAATCAGGTACTGGTAAAACTGGCGCTTTTTCCATTAGTACATTACAACGTATAGATATCAATAAAAAAGAATTACAAGGTCTTATAATTGTACCTACACATGAATTAGCAAAACAGATATCAAGTGTCATTACTTCGATTGGTAATTCTATGGAAGGTCTAGTGATTAAAACTATGATTGGTGGTATATCTGTACAACAAGATATATCGGACATGAATGAAAATCCTCCACATGTTATTGTTGGATGTGCAGGAAGAATTTATGATATGATTCGTAGGAAAAATATAAATGTAAATACTGTAAAGCTATTTATTTTGGACGAAGCAGATGAAATGCTTTCAGGTGCATTCAAAGATCAAATATATAATATTTTTCAACATTTCAATTCTAATATACAAGTTGCTATTTTTAGTGCTACCATGCCTGAAGAAATTTTGACCTTATCAAATAAATTCATGAGAAATCCTATAAAAATAACAATGAAAAAGGAAGAGTTGAATTTAGAAGGAATACAGCAATATTTCATAGCAATTCAAAATGATTTTTACAAATTCGAAACTTTAAAACAGTTATTTACAATGATTAGTGTAAATCAATGTATAATATATTGTAATAGTGTTAAAAGGGTTATTGATCTACATAGAGCAATGTCGGATGAAGGTTTTTCGGTTTGTGCTATTCATAGTTCAATGGATAAGGTAGAACGCGACAACACATTTCGAAATTTCAGAAGCGGTGGATATAGAGTATTAATTTCATCTAATATTACTGCACGTGGCATCGATGTACAACAAGTTGCCACTGTTATCAATTTTGATATTACAAATTGTGTTCATACATATTTACATAGAATTGGACGTAGTGGACGTTGGGGAAGAAAAGGATTAGCGATCAATTTTGTTACAAAACGGGATATTGGATGTATGCGTAACATAGAAGAACATTATAAGATTTCTATCAATGAATTACCAAAAGACTTTCAAATATAGTACGCGTTTATAATATTTAGATTTATTATTTAAATATTATAAGATGTCAGATTTTATTGATATAATAAAAACAAGTGTGCATAAAGAATTAGACAAAATCAATAATACATCTTTGATGCAAAATTTATCAATTGAAATTGTTAAAACTAATGAAACATATAAAAAACGAGAAAATATACAAAAAGACAACATCCAAGTTGTTGAAGAAACAACAATCAAAAATGAAATTATACATACTAATTTCAGATTACCCCTTAATTATTTAGACAAAACGCATTTATTTACACTATCGAATATAGTTGCAGATGATTTAGAATTGAGCAAAAATATTATTAGTACAGACACCACGAAACCAATGTATGATTATTTATTTTGTCCCTCAAACCAATTTGCAAAAGAAATGATAGAAAAATGGAAAAATGAATATACTACCAATTTAAGTTATTTGAATGATACTAAAGAAATTCTTACAAAAATGGATTCATACAAATCAACAATGCAACCATATATTGTTGACTGTAGTAACATAACGACTATTTGGAAGGATCTTAAAAAAGATGATATGTTTTTAGATAAATATGGTTATATGGATTGGAATATGTTGAAATATTTAAATGAATCCAGTGGGTTTCTACAAGCACTATCGTTTATTAATATTATGTCACCACTTATTAGTCTAATTATACCTATTTTCTTTTTAATAGTTCCGTTTATTTTATTAAAAATACAACAAATACCTATTACTTTTGAAATATATTGTGAACTATTAATGGAACTTGCGAAAAATCATTTTATTGGAAAAGCTCTTTCTAGTATGAAAACGATCAGTTGGGATAAAGTAGTATATTTATTAGTAACTTTTGGATTATACTTATTACAGATTTATCAAAACATTAATCAATGTAAACGGTTTTATAATAATATTATGAAAATAAATAAAACCTTGATCGAAATGCGTGAATATGTTGGATATTCCATTAATAACATGCAGAATTTTTTGAACATTGCATCTAGATATCCTTCTTATAATGGATTCTGTATTGATCTTGAAAAACATTGTTGTTATTTAATTAGTTTACATAAAGAGTTATCTATGATAAAACCTTTTTGTAATTCTATTTCAAAGTTCGGGGAATTTGGTAATCTATTACGCTGTTATTATAGATTACATTCCGTTCAAGAATATGAGGACGGTCTACGTTATTCAACTGGGTTTGAAGGGTATATTAATAACATGATAGGCGTTAGTAATAATTTGAAAAATGGGGTTTTATCTTATGGTAACGTATCTATTGATCCAGGGTGTGAATTCAATAATCAATATTATCCACCAATTATGAATGAGAACCCTATTAAAAATTCATGTAAATTTGATAAAAATATAATAATATCTGCTCCAAACAAGGCTGGTAAAACTACCATACTAAAAACCACTATTTTGAATATAATATTCACACAACAAATCGGTTGTGGATTTTATGAATCCGCTACATTGATGCCATATACGCATATTCATTCCTATTTGAATATACCAGATACTTCTGGTCGTGATAGTCTATTTCAGGCGGAATCGAGACGTTGTAAAGATATTTTGGATATTATTACAAAGTATAGTGATAGTCGATATCGACATTTTTGTACATTCGATGAATTATATTCAGGTACAAATCCAGAAGAGGCATCGAAAGCTGGTTATGCATTCTTGGAGTATTTATCAAAATACAAAAATGTTAATTTTATTTTAACAACCCACTATTTATCAATTTGTAAAAAATACAAGACATCGAATAAAATACAAAATTATAAAATGGATGTCAAAGTTCTCGAAAGTGGTCATTTTGATTATACTTATAAGATGAAAAAAGGGATATCGTCTATCAAAGGTGCTCTTCGTGTATTGAAAGACATGGAATATCCTGAAGAGATTATTAAAACAATTGAAGGATGAAGTAACAATAAAAAAATATATTGGAATATGTGAATATATATAAAAACAATTATATATATTATTATTATTATGAATATTATTCAAACATGGAAAACAAAAGATATACCAATTGATCTATTCAATTATATTGAAAAAATAAGAACTTTAAATCCTAATTGTAATTATATGTTTTTTGATGATAATGATATTGATAAATTCATGAAATCAACAAAACCTGAATATTATGAATGTTTTTGTAATTTGACTGAGAAAATTCAACAAATCGATTTTTTTCGTTACGTGGCTATATATTATTATGGTGGTTTGTACTTAGACTTAGATATAGATATAGTAAGTCCGTTTGATGACATAGATATAAATAAATGCATATTTCCCATAGAACTAAAACATCCGAGTGATGAAATTTTGATAAAAAATAATTTACCATCCATAGGCAACTATGCATTTTATGCACCAAAAGGACATCCATTTATCAAAATGGTAATCGATAATATTTTGAATCAGCGATTATCTGATGAAATTATTGAAAAAGCATCTATTACCCATGGTGATACTCCTAGAGATGTGAGAATTTATTATACAACCGGTCCTATTTTAATTTCACAAACATATTATGATTATGTATCAATTAATAATGACGATAGTGTTGTTTTACTAGAACCTTCACCATATATGGATAATTGTTTTGGAAAATATGGCTTTCATAAATTTTATGGTTCTTGGCGTTTGAATACGATACCAAAACAATTATAAAACGCCCAATTCATTTGTACAATTATTGTGAGAACCGTTTTATATTATTTATAAAATATATAAACAATTATTGATATATTATGATAAATGCTTTCTATAATTATATTTTCTACAAAATTTGTTATCGGTATTTTCTCGGCATCCACTTTAAGTGCGTTTTTTATTTGTTTTTACTATAATGTATATTTTTTTAATCCTCACCAAAATAGATATCGATTTATAAAACAAAGTCAAAAAATGTATTCTACACTTAGTGTAGTATTAGGTAAAACAATATTAGGGTATTCATTTTTGAACAGCATGCTCGATAATAAAATGCATAATATTAGTCAAAGTATGTATAATATTATAATGTATTCAATAATCGCAGAATTCTTCTATTATTTATATCATCGCACTATACATACCGATCTATATTATAAAGAATATCATTCAAAACATCACCAAAATATCGAGATTTATCCATATGATACGTTTTATATAGATAAAGTCGATGCTATGTTTCTATTAGGATCAATACATACTCCGCTTTTGTTTATACGTTTCAATTATTACGAGTTGGGATTATGTCTCTATTTATATATTACATTTGCATATTTAGCTCATAGTAATTTTTTTACGAAACAACATGTAAACCATCATAAACTATTAGTTTGTAATTATTGTATTTTGAACCCTATCTATGATGTTATTTGTAAAACTTATCGATAATAATTTGTTAAAATATATATAAAAATGAATTTATATATATTGTATTCATACAATGAACATTATTCAAACATGGAAGACTACCGAAATACCAGAACATTATAAAAATTTTGTTAATAAAATAAAGAACATGAATCCAAATTGGAACTATATGTTTTTTGACGATGAAGATATCATTACATTTATGAAATCTACAACGCCTGAATATTATGAAACTTTTTTGAATCTGAGTGGTAAAATTCAACAGATTGATTTTTTTCGTTACGTGGCTATATATTATTTTGGCGGAATGTACTTAGACCTAGATATAGATATAGTATGTGGATTTGATGACATAGACCTCGATAAATGTATATTTCCGATCGAATCTAAAAATCCAGTGGATGAAATACTAGCTTCACAATCGGTGCATTTGGTCGGTAATTATGCATTTTATGCACCAAAAGGACATCTTTTTTTGAAAAAAATAATTGAAAATATTGTAAATCAACGTATTCCAGCTGAAACAATATTAGCCGCACAGAAAAACCATACGGATGACTCACGTGATGTTTATGTATATTATCGCACTGGTCCTATATTAGTGTCACAAACATATGTAGATTTTGGGTTATCCGATAATAGTGTTATCTTGATAGAACCTGAACCATATATGGATAATTGCTTTGGTAAATATGGTTTCCATCGATGCTATGGATCATGGCGACATGCACATAGTATACAGACTCCAATGTAAAAAATTCATATTATTTATCGAAAAACTACAAATTCTTCCAAATTGAAATTGGTGTCATTCAATGATATACAAACTACACCCAAAACTATAAATAAAACGCCCAAAAAACCAAATATTGTTATTTTTTCTTTCAAAAATAAATATGCTAATAAAAGTGTAAAAAAAGGATATATACCCTCTATTGCTGCAACTTCATGTGCATTATTATATTTCAATACTTCTAAAAGTAATAATTTTGCCAAAAATATAGTAAAAAAAGTATAAGTTGAAATCATCAATATGTCATATGTATTGACTGATTTTATGTCTGCATAAAGTTTGTTGTTATAAAGAGATAATAATACTGTAACAAAAAGAACATTAGTTGACGAATAAAATAACATCAATGATCGTTTATCAAATTTTTGTAATAAATGTTTTTGTATAACAGGGGAAAGACCCCATATAAATGATGTAAATAACGACATTAGTAAATAAATAGTTTTCATCTTGTATTTA